GGTGGAAAGCGAGAACGAATACGGCGTTCTGGTGGTGCTGTTTCAGGAGATTCAAGACGCACTGGATACCATGCACAAGATTGCCACAACCTTTGGCGAGCCGGGGGATAAGGCGGCAGAGTACGGTGTGGATACCTTCTGGGGGATTCTGGAAATGCTGGCACAGCGCGGTGACGTAGAATCCAGCTTGCAGAAGGGAATTAAGGCGTATTTGAATAGTACGATTGGGACAAGTGGGTTTCAGCCGTTGGATAAGATGCTTATCGCCAACTCGCTGATGTCGAACAATGACGCGCAGATTGATTGGGCGTTTCGCCAGTATGGTATCGGCAGTGCGCTAAATTCGGCGTGCAATGTAAATTCTACTGCGTTGGCGGCGTGCAACACGGTAAATGAAATCGCGGCAAGTACGGCGGCGTTAAATGCGATTCTCGGAAACAAACAGGCGTTTGAAATTTGCTGCCACAACGAAACCATCGTGCAGAAATTTTCCGATGAAGATGTTATTGTAAGCGGTTTTGGCTATGTAAAATTCAATGTCGGGGATTTGGTAACGCTGACTTACAACGGCAGTGCTACAAAATTCAGAGTAGTGCATAAGAATTATCTGACGCAAAATAAAATCGTTCTTTTGGCAGAAGATTGTGCTTTTAATAAAGAATGGTATACGGAAACCTTAAATTACTATTCTATCAGTACAATCCGCACCTATCTGAACAGCACCGCGTTAAAAAGGTTTTCTGCAAAAATTCAAAATGCAATTACAACGCCAGATTTATCTTGTCATGATCAAGGAACTGCGAAAACATTAAACGATAAAATCTGGTTGCCGTCCCATACAGAAATGGGATATGCTACAAGTCAAAACGCACTGGTCGAAGGTTCTGTGTTCGATTACTACAATGGTGCTTCCGGTGACAAAAGGATTAAAAAGATTAATAACAATACTACATACTGGTGGCTTAGAACGCCCTACGCCGACAGCGGTTACAAAGCGTATTATGTCGACAGCAACGGGGGTGTGGGATACGTTAGCGTGCAGAACAGTTATGGCGTGGCTTTTGCGCTTGAAATTTGATTGGCGGTGACAGTATGAACAGAGACGAAATTTTGAGAGAAAAAAATGAGCAATACATCCAGAACAAAATGATGGAAATCGAGATTGCAAGAATCAAAGAGGGACAGGCAGAACTGGAACTGACCGCTACGGAAAATGCAATCAATGTAGACTATTTGGTCTGCATGAAGGAACTGGAAATTTGAAAGGAGAAATGAAACATGACATACACAAGACTGAAAAAGCTGATTGCCAGAGGTGCATACGAAAAAGAGGACATGATGAACAAATTAGACGTATTCTTGATGGCGAACCGCATCACGGAGGAGCAGTATCAGGAACTGGTAGGCATGATGGGGTGATGCTATGATTACCATTCACGAAAAAACAGCGCAGACATTTGACACAATCGGGCTGGGGGCATTGGTTCCCGGCTCTTGTATTGTGACGGAGGAATTGAACGGGGCGTATGAACTGGAGCTGAAGCACCCGTATGACGAGGGCGGCAAGTGGAAACGCATCGAGCGAGGGCGGATTCTTTACGCCTCTACGCCAAGAGGGATGCAGCCGTTCCGCATTTATTACGTCAAGCCAAGCATGAAGGAAATTGCGGTCAACGCAAGGCATATCTTTTATGACCTGCTGGACAACCAGTGCGAACCAATCAGCCACAGCGGTACGGCTACGGCGGCACTGGCGGCACTACAGGCGGCGTTTGCCTATCCCATGCCCTTTTCCTTTGATACGGATATTTCCATCACAGGAACGCTCACAACAGGGCGTATGAATCCCGTACAGGCGTTGTTGTCGGACGATGACGAAGCAACCTCGTTTGTCAAGGGCTACGGCGGCGAGCTGCTGCGGGATGGCTTTCGGGTGTCTGTCAAGGCGGCACTGGGGCAGGACAGGGGCGTTTCCATCCGCTACGGAAAGAACCTTGTCGGGCTTGAGGTTACAGAGGATGAATCGGAGGTCAAGACGCGCATTGTCTGCTACGGCAAGAACGGCAGTGTAACGCTTGACAGTCCCCATCTGGGCGATTATATCTACCCGAAGATTTACACCCTAGAGGACGAAAATAAGACGCTCTCCGAGGTGCAGGAGGAGGCACAGGCGTTGCTTGATGGCGGCTGTGATATTCCAAGCATCAACATTAAGGTGGATTTTGTGGCACTGGAAAAGACGGTGGAGTATCGGGAGTATGCCGTTCTGGAGGAGGTCTTTCTGGGGGATATGGTAACGGTTATCAATACAAAAATGGGATTTCGGAAGCAGGCGAAGGTTATTTCCTATGAATGGGATTGCCTTCTGGAGCAGTACAATGAGGTGGAGCTGGGGGACTTCATTCCCACGCTTGCGGCATCCGTTACCAGTGGCGTGAAAAGCGGTTCGCTTGCGTCCTCTGCGTACATCAATGCCGCCTCGGTTATGACACTGCTCCAACAGCACTTGAATGATTTTGAAAATCCGCACCATGTCACAGCGGCACAGGTGCAGAGTTAAGAGGAGGGATGGTTTATGGAAAACATTGAAAAAATGGTGCAGGAGGCACTGGATAGCACCAAGTCCGCACACAAGCGGATTGACCGCATGGAGAAGCGGCAGGACAACCTTGACGGATTGACAAAGGCGTTTTCGGTCCTGCAAAACGAGCAGGAGCATATCAAAACGGATGTTGGAGAAATCAAGGACGATGTGAAGCAGCTGGTCTCTAAGCCCGCAAAGCGGTGGGATGGGCTGATTGATAAGGCGATTGCTGTAGTTGTCGGTGCGGCTATCGGGTTTCTGCTGAATGGTGGCGGTTTTTAATGAAAAAACGCAGACGGATTCGTTTTCCACCAAAGATAAACGATGATACCATGTCCAGCATTGTGATATACTCGCTACTGTTTTGTGCGGCAATCACGATTGCAGGCATGGTATTAGGTGCTTTTGACCACGATGTAAGCGCCGTGGTTGATAGTACGCATCGTGTGTTCGGTACGGAATTAGGTATCTGCGGCTTGATGAAATTGTACGATAAAGGCGTAGAACGTGCAGAGCGGTGGGCGGAAGAACGTAGGCAAAGAAGAATGACTGCAAAGCAAGCGGAATGGGAGTACAAGGAGGAATTGAGAGAAAATGAAAATGAATGAAGCGGCAAAAATCACAGTTCAAAATCTGCTGACAGTGAAATCCATCGTAACGATTATGCTTACGGTGGTTTTTTCGTATCTGGCAGTGGTGGGGCGCATCAGCGGAGAACAGTTTTTGACGATTTTCTCTGTTGTGGTGGCGTTCTACTTTGGGACACAGTACCAGAAGGGGAAGGAGGACACAGAAAATGACGAATAAAGAATTTATTGAAACCATCGGCAGAGCGGCTGTGGCGGAATATGAGAGGTTTAAAATCCTGCCCTCTTTGACAATCGCACAGGCTATTTTGGAAAGCAACTGGGGGAAATCTCTGCTGTCTCAGAGGGCGTTTAACTTCTTCGGGATGAAAGCCGGAAACGGTTGGAAGGGCGCTACATATAACTCCAAAACACAGGAGCAGACCAGGGCGGGGCAGTCCTTTACCATTGACGCTGCATTTCGTGCATATCCTAATGTGCAGGCAGGCATCAGAGGGTATTATATGTTTTTGCAGTATCCCAAATACCAGAATCTGAAAGGCGTGACGGACTATAAGCAGGCTTGCAGACTGATTAAGGCGGACGGCTGGGCTACGGACGTGAAGTATACGGAGAAGCTGATTAGCCTGATTGAGAAATACGGGTTAAATAAATACGATGAGGAGGTTTTGGAAGTGGTAGAGAAATGTAAGATTATTATCAACGGTAAAGAACATACGGTTGAGCGCATTCTGAAGGATGGTATTAACTATATCAAGATTCGGGATGTGGCGGATGCTATCGGGTATAATGTTACCAGTAAGGGCAGCGTTGCGGTGTTGACGAAGAAATGATAAATATATTCGTAGTTTTATGTAGCATATAGATTGAAAATTGATAATGCTAAGTATTATCACGAATAGAAAATTATAGAATACTATTATAAAAAAAGATAAAACTTGAGAGTGTTTAATACTACATATTTTATATAATAGCTAAAGTTGGAAAAGCCTTATGAAGGTGTTTAAAATATTTCTATAAATAAGTTAATAGGACAGTGGTTCTTTGGTAAAAACGGTTGGATTATTGACTTTTTATGCAATTTTAGCTATCATAAAAGAAATTAGGAGAGTATAAAGATAGAATAATTTATGGATAGGAGCGAGATGATGGATTATGGCACTGGACAATAATATAAGAATTCTAATAAATGAATTGGCTAATGCAGTGAGAAGTTATTTTGATGTTGAAGTGCCAATTAAAAACATTGAAGATATTGTATCAAAAATGGGCGGCGTAGTTATAGAAAATCCTAACATGGATTGTTTTTCTGATGGGAAAATCCAAAGGACAGGAAATGAAACTTTTACAATAGAAGTATCGCCTTATCAATCTCAGGAACGTAAAAATTTTACTATCGCACATGAAATAGGACACTTGTTTTTGCACATGGGGTTTATTGTCGATGAAGATAAATGGAATGCACAAGGGGAAAGGGTATATTATAGAAATGGAAATTCGAGGGAAGAATATTTTGCAAATGAGTTTGCAGCAGCATTTTTAATGCCGAAAATTGAATATAAGAGAGTTATGGATAAAAATACAGAAGGAAATACAGTCAATACACAAGAAATAGCAAAATATTTTAATGTATCAACCGAAGCGGCTTCGAATAGGGGAAAGTGGTTAGGGTATTTACAATGGTAAGAGATACAATGAATATAGAAGAATTTAAAAAAGAAAAATTAAATGGTATCTATAAAGAAGTTTTATCTGCAAAAGAAAATTTTGTAGAAGGAAAAAAAGAAATGGAAGAACAAAAAAGGTTAACTATTCAAAAGGATGTAATTTTGTTCTTTTCATTTGATGTTGTGAATTCAACAGCATATAAAACAGTTGATTATTATGGATGGGCACATGTTTTAAATCGGCTATTTAAAGTGTTGCAAGATGAAGTCAAAAGTAAAATTACATCTTCTCAAATGTGGAGAGTATTAGGTGACGAAGCTATTTTCATTGTAAAGATAAAGGGTGAGGATGAGTTAAGAAATATTATAAATAAAATATTTGTGATTTTAATTTCAACAATTTATAAGATAAAAACTGGAGATTTTTTTTGTTTAATTACAAGGAATAAAGACAAACAACGTTTAATGAAGTTGCAAAATATTTTATCCCTAAAAGCAGCTGCGTGGATCGCTGCTGTTTCTAATATTGGAGATATTGATGAGAATGAAATACCTGAAGAAAATCCGGAATTAGAAAACATTTTTGAAAAGTATCAATCCCATGAAGGATATGAGATTTATGAGTTTTTGGGAAATGATATTGATGCTGGATTTAGAATTGCAAAGTATACATTAGATGGAAAGTTTGTTATCAGTTTTGAATTGGCTTATTTAATTTCTCAGATAACAGAAAGTGTACCCTATTTACACATTATTACATATAAAAAATTAAAGGGCGTTTGGAAGGATAAATTATATCCTATTATTTGGTATCATAATCCAAAAGCATTTCAAGATATAGAAAAGAAAGAGATAACATTGAAGGAGAGTCTACCGTTTGATGCGAGAGAAGAACATGAACTAATTAGAGAGTACTTTGACAATGCTGATCCGAATAGCGAGAAAAGAGTACTGAGGGATATTAGAATGTTTACAGAAGTACCCTATGCTTTAGAGAAAATTCTGGATGATAGAGGACTCAGAGCTAAAATAAAAGGATTGCAAGATATAATCAAAAATGTTCCTGATATAAAAATGAATTATCTGGAATCTTTAGGATTACAGTTTCATTGCGCTGCAGTTTGTTTCAAATATGATAAGGATGCTCCGAAAATATTAGTGGCAAAAAGGAGTGAAAATAAAAATATTTTGCCGGGATGTTGGGAATTTGGATGTGCAAAGATTACTGCAAAGCAAAGTATTGTAGAAAAGGTGAAAGAAGATTATAGAAATGATTTTGGAATTAAAATCGATCCTGTTATAGACTTGACGAGAGAAGATAAGCAACCAGTCCCCATGGCTCTTTATCAGATTGAGAGTGGTTCAGGAAAGTCTAAGAGAGTCTTATGGCATAAAGGAACAATAATTCTTGCAGAAGTGATAGAGGAAGAACATTTTAAGTTGAATGGGGATAAATATTCGGATTATGCTTGGGTAGGAGAGGATGATTGCGAAGAAAGATTTCAGCCGGATAAGTGCGTTAATGATTTTATAAGTACATTAAGAACTGCTTTTGAAAAGATAGAAAAGATAGGAAAGAGAAAAGAAAATTAGATTTACAAAGGTGAATAATGAATAAAGAGGAAACAACACAAAGGGTAGAAATTTTAGAGTTTATCTTTGAAAATGTAAATAATTGGGTGCATTTTGCTGAAGCAAAGAGTGCTATGATTATTGCATTGAATATTGCTATAATTAGTGTGACAAATGATTTTATTTCTTTGGAGAATAGAAAGTTTGGTTTTTATTTGATTCTAGTACTTATTATAGTATCTACAATTTTTGCGTTGGGGTCAGTTATACCAAATTTTGCGTTGGGGTCAGTTATACCAAACGAAAAAATAATATATTATAAAATGTTTAAATTTGATGGAGAGCCAAATTATTTGTTTTATTCTTATATTGCGAGTTTTGCAAATGGAGAGCAATATATGGAAGAACTCTATCAAAAATATTGGGGACAATCAAAATTGAATGTAACACAGTTAGAAAAAGATCTTTGCGGCGAGATATATGAGAATTCAAAGATTGCCGCAAGCAAATATAAGCTTTTTGAAGTAAGCTCAAAGATAGATGTATTAGTTTGTTTTATTGTGATAATTATGCTTTTAATAGCGTGATATGATTTTTAAAAGGCTATTTTCTGAAAGAATGTTTTTTTGATTTTGAAAACATTTTTTAACAGCGCTTTTTGTAATTGCTACACTTTTATTGTGCACGTCTATCGAATTGATGTTGAAACTGAAAGAAACCGCTAGTTTGAAGGTTATTCTAAAGGGAAGGCTGATATTTATGGCGATTCTGTACATGAAATCAATGGTAGGTTATGGCGTTTATGGGGTGTGCCATTTGTAGCAGTTATTAAGGATAAACGCTGGGGGTTCAATTCCTCCACACCTCATAAATAAGGCTGCCGAAAGGCAGCCATTTTAAATTGTTTTTGTTTCAAACATTGATCCATTGAACGTACTCTGGTGTCCTTCGGATCTGGGGTTTTTTTATTTGGAAGGTTTTTAAGGAGTTGATAATTAGGAATTATTGAGTGTTCGATAAATATGCTTTTGGAAGGTTTTGCGAAAGGAACATTTTAACTTGCTACAAAACACTGAATTTTGATAAGTTGAGTGGAAGAAGCACTGAAACAGTATTAAAAAGGGAGAAATTTTAATAACAAAAGCCCCTCTTTCGAGGGGTGCAGATTGCCATCCAAAACGGCCATCTGTGCCATGTTCGGCGGTCAGTGTGTGACATAATCGGCGGTCAGCCAAAGACAAATTAACCGGTCGGAAAACTACCAG